GGAAGGATATTAGTTATTATTTTCTTGGTTTTAGCATTTATTTCTATGGTCTATTCGTTAGCTGTGGACACATATTTACATTATAAGATTCATTCTGGTGATTTAGAGTTATATAATATAGAATCAAAAGTAATTGATGGTGAGATATCTGCTAATGTGTTTGAGCGTATTGGTAGAATTGATGGATATGTGTTGTTATATGACACAAGAACGAATTTAGTGTATATTGGTGATGAAAAAGGGAATTTAACACCATATTATGCTAATAGCAGTGGTAAACTTGTAATGTATGATAAGTCTAGTAATAGGTTGTTATACTAATATATAGAGGTTGAGTTAAGAACTTGACCTCTATTTTTATTTATTACTTTACAATTCTTTACAGTTATGGTAATATATAAGTGTACTCTTTAGTATTGATTTTGAGAGTATTGATATTTTAAAAGATGTGGAGGTACATCATGAAAAAAGAAGATTTACAACAAAAGATTAAAAGTTCTTTAAGTCTAGATGATATTCTAGCATTAGAAAATGGTCTTAGTATTGCTGAAAATGTAGTAGGTGATGAGATTTACATTTTCAGAAATGAAGTAGGAAATGGATATAGTATGATGTTCCGTACTAAAAAAGAGAATGAATTATACGTAGAGGATTTTGATGAAGATGGTAATCTAATCAATGTTCATTATGATATGATTAATGGTGAGGAGTAATAAAAATGGCTACACAAATGAATGATGAGTATACACGTGTAACAAAAGGAATGGTCTTTATTTATGACATTGATGAGGGTAAAGACAAAAAACAATTTAATACCACACGATTTAATCGTCCAGATTGCACTGAGTATGGTCGTAGACCTTGGGTAGTGGTTTCTGATAATAAATCTATTGATAAGATTTGTACGATTGCACCTATGTCTACAGGTCAATATGGTAAGGGGGATAAAATCAAAACTCATGTTGATTTAACTCTTAATGGTACTAATACGTGTATTATGTTAGAGCAGATGCGTTTTGTTAATACTCATGAACTAAAGGAATATGTCACTATTCTAGGTAATAGTACTATGCGATTGGTAGATGATGCAATAGCTTTTCATCTTGGATTAAATCTCTACAAACCAAATAAGGTAGTTTCTATGCCAGCTAGTAAGAAGGCTTATGAAGTTATTAATGAGAAAAGTTCTGTAGAGGTTAAAGAGGTAACAAAATTAAATACAAAAAAGTCTGAAACAAGAGGATGTAGAACTAAATATGATAAAGATTCTTTAAAAGAGATTCTATCTGATTACAAAACTATGTCTGAGAAAGATTTCTCAGATAAGTATAATTGTAAAAATCATCAAGCGTATCTTTATAAGGGATACTATATTAAAAAACTGTATAAAACAAACTTTAAATAAGAATTGAAAGATGATATAATAAGGACTAGGTATTCTAGTCCTTATTTTTATGTTTAGAATGAAGGTGATTGTCTTATGTGTAGTGAAGCTATAAAGACTGATATAGATTTATTACTAGAGGATTTAGGGAGTGCTGAAAATCTTAATCATGAATGTATTATTCTATATGATAACCATGTATGTAAGGTATTCAATAAGGATTATACTGTAAATGAAGATAATGTACTTCTATTTGATTCTTTATTAGATTGGAGAGAGACTGCTTTAAATACATATCAATTAAAAAGTTTGCTATCTTCTTTAGTAGGTACAGATACACAGATGTTATTTACAGCATATGATGGCTCCACTCATGGTTATGTTACAAGTTATATGACTAATAAATACAGTGACTATGGTGTTAATGTTCGAGTTATAGCTATAGGTGATAAAACTAAGAATATAATAGGTAGAGAGAATCATGAGATAGATGTAGAAGAGGGTAGGATGTATGAAGATAAGATAACTATAGATTTCAATAGAAAGCTATAGAATACATAGGTATGTAATGATTCTGATTACATATTACATATTAGATAGTTAATAAGAACATAACAATAATACTATATACACAGATACTAATACTACTATAAGGAATATAATCATCAATATAATTAATTTCTTCTAGCGAAGAAAAGAATTATATTTCAAGTAGGGATGGGTTAATATGAAAGAAGTATTAATTGATTGAGAGTGAGATATAGTGGAATAAAAACACAGGAAGATATTATAATAGATTGATTTAGATTGATTGATGAAATTATTAATTATAATAGGACTGATTAATATAGGTATTGGT